GTATTGGGCCAGCTTTTAATTGGTCCCTGATCCACCATTGGTGAAGACAATCTAATGGTTAAATTATCGGGCTTATGTTTTAAATATTTTTTCACCCATGCTTCTTTAGTTGGCATCCAATGCATACGGGACGGCGTCAATCTACAAACGGCAAAAATTTTTTGAAGGTGTTCAAGATCCTGAACATCTCCTGAATCATGCCATCTAAATACATCTGGTTTTTTAGAATTTATAAGTAACGCCATGGCCTCGATCCATCTAGGGTTTTTAATAGCTGCTAGCCTTCTATACTGTGCATCTTGTACAACTTTAAAAACATAACAGCCCTTAAGTGCATAACAGTCATTACAGACGGAACCCTTCACGTCCTGAAGTTTACCGCCGGTGTTGCATTCTTTTGCAGGTATACCTATAGACCATCCGGGCATCTTGCCGGGCTTGCTAAGGCCTCCAACGATGGTCCATGCTTCATCTGTTTTCATTTTTTCTTTCTGTTATTATTTTTTGACACTCATTTAATAATTTTAAATCTAATTGATAATGTTTTTTATCTTCTAGCCAAATATTTTCTTGATTGATTAAAAGATCTTTTATTAATTCTATTTGATCTGCATTAAATTTATATTCCATCGGTCGACCAGCTGGCCAGCCGTCAGGCTTGCAGCTTTGTTTAATTGTTGGACATTTTAATATTTCTTTCATGAGTCTAATATAGGTTATTGTAGGATATTGTCAACAAATCTTTTCTGTGGATAAGTAAATTTTTTTCTTGACAAATCCTATAATATCCTTTATCCTTGGACGGCGGCTGGGGATGGCGGAGGATAGAGAAGAGCTTGTGGGCGGGTCCCACCCATGACTTGTTGCCTGTGGTTAGTGCTTGTGGGCGGGACCCACCCTAAAAAATAAAAACTTAAAAAAAGACTTGGTGGGTGATGTCCCGGCTCCACCAATTATCCCGGGCTCTCTTCACACCGGGTTGTTCTAGTTCAGCCGGCACTAATAGAGCCCTAATCAGGAGATGAGGGTGTATAGCTAATTCATCTCAAGTCCTGATCCCAGGTCTAACAGCTACTGTCTAGCAGTATGCCCCTCGTACGTCGGTTGTTAGACCAGGGATCGGTACTCCGATCCCAGGTTCTATTACCGAAATGCATCTCGTATCGTCGTACAAATAATAGAACCAGGGATCGGTACTCCGATCCCAGATCCATCAGGCAGTCGACTTTGTTTAAACACAAGTTACCTAATAGATCAGGGATCAGTGCAGGGCAATTATTAGGGTATGCCCTGCATTTACTTTTTTTATATCACCTAATCAGTATAAAAAACATAAGATCAACTTAACATAATATCCTATATACTCAAGGACAATATTGTCGCACCCTAGAGAAGAGCATGTGGGCGGGGCCCACCCATATAAAAAAATAAAAATTTTTTTCTTTTTAGGGCTTGACAATAATCCTATAATAACCTACAAACAAATCAGTTGTAATAATAACTAAAAACAGAAAGGAATACATTATGCAACCATTAAGAAAAGACCACGTTGACCACTACAAAGATGTTGTGCATGAAGAGTTTAACAATGCGTCTTCATCTATTGAAAGTGAAATCCATGTTAAAGCAAGTGAGATAACAGATAAGAAATCACCTCACTTTGCAAAAGAACTTGGGTTTGATAAGTTAATTTCAGAACTAGATAAAAGAGTTAAAAAACTTCTGAAATTTCAAAATGAGAAAGCCAGAATAGAACATGACCTTGAGGTTGAAGCTAGAAAAGTAGCTGAAAAAATTGAGGATAAATTTTCTGGTTTAAGCAGATATAGAAAATGGGAAACTGCCATGGATTCTATTAAGGTTCAAGATGAAGACCCAATAGAATATGTAACAAAAAAAATAAAAAAAGTTTGTTACGAGGAAGCAGAAAAGCATGTCAGAAAAGGTCATAAGTTATATCATGCACTTGGAAACAAAAGAAAAAAGTGTTTGAATATACTTTATACTGGAAGCCATATTCAACCAACATTAGTTGAGTTGAGTAAGGAAATGAAAACCGCTAATATTGAATTACAAATACCAAGTTCTCTATTAGCTTTACCGAGTAAATAATATGGATTGGAATATTATTTTATATATCGGTATGTTTTTAATGATAGGTGGTTTTGGATTGTTCCTATATTCAGAAATGAAGATACGAGAAATAGATCGTAAATTATTTTTGAATGAGCAATTACACAAAGCATTTATGGAAGCAAAAAAACAAAAACAAATGGAGTTTAAATTTGATAAGTAAATAAAAAATCGTGGCGCGAGAAATCGCGCCACACTAGAAAATTATAGAGAAGAGCATGTGGGCGGGGCCCTCCCTATATATAAAAAAAATAGTGTTGCATAAAAGACACACTTTAAAAAAAATGTGGATAACTTTAATTTAGTGTTGGACATTATAGGATAGCTGTGCATAATGGATTTATTAACTTAACGAAAGGAATACAATGACGTATAATATGAACTTTACTAAAATCGGACATTTCAACAGAGAGACTAATGATTTTGGCATGGAGCATTATGCTCAAGAAGATAAAGACGCATCAAGAAAAAACGCAGAGGCTATGGGTTGGTTGTTGATGTATGTTCACCAAAACAAAATCACTGAAGATAATATTGAAGAAATTATTTTCAGAATGCAATTTGCAGATACTATTCACGGTTCACCGTTTATGAAACTTGAAGAAAGTGATAACCACATTGTAAATGGCAAAGGAGTTTCTTTGGCCGCGGTTCGTGAACAGTTAAAAAGACACATTGGTTTAGAAACTAATGGAACAGTTAGCACTAGATATAAATACATTGTCAACATTGCAAAGAACTTGGCTAACGATATTGATTACAAATTAACTAACGAGGAGGAAAAATAATGGATCAAAGATCTATGACATTGGTTAAAGAAAAAATTAACCAACTAACTTTTGAGCACGATCGAGAAGATCGTGCTCTTAAAGCAATCGAAAAGATTTACACTTTAGTTTGCTCTAGAGATTGCAGATCAATTCAGATTATGGAAAAATCTAAATTGGGTGAAGCATTTATTTTGATTGCAGAATTTTACGGGGAGAACGCACCAGAATGTAGACGCAAGTTTCGTTAAGGAAAATGGCCATGCAGTATTTGCATGGCCTATCCTACATTATCCTATGCACAGACTGCATACCTCTCCAGGTTGTATAGAGAAGAGCATGTGGGCGGGACCCTCCCGGGCGCGCTTCGCGCGCTTTAAAAGGGGACCCTAAAGGAACTATATTGAAGTTTCACGTGAAACATTTTTGTCGATACCCCCTTTGTTTGATAGGGGTCCCAGACCTACCCTATATAGTTTGATTTACTCAGTCATTGCGGTATAATACTTTCTACCCACATTGAAATATATGCTAACGATACAAGATATTAATAAAATTCAAGATCCGATCGAAAGAAGAAAGCTTAAGATTCAGATCATACAGCGAGAGCAAAGAAAAGAACTTAAACAAGTTCGTACTAAATTTTTACCTTTTGTAAAAAAGATGTGGCCAGATTTTATAGAGGGGTCCCATCATGATACCATAGCAGAAAAATTTAATAAACTTGCAACAGGAGAATTGACCCGTCTGATTATAAACATGCCACCTAGGCATACTAAATCTGAATTTGCATCGTTCTTTCTTCCTGCATGGATGATCGGACAGAATCCAAAATTAAAAATTATTCAAGCGACTCACACAGCGGAACTTGCTGTAAACTTTGGTCGTAAAACAAAACACTTAATTGATTCTCCTGAGTATCAAGCAATATTTAAAACAAGACTCCAGGAAGATAGTAAAGCTGCAGGACGTTGGAATACATCTGATGGCGGTGAATACTTTGCAGTCGGTGTCCAAGGTGCGGTAACCGGTAGAGGTGCAGACTTATTAATTATAGATGATCCACATTCAGAGCAAGATGTAAACTCACCTATCGCATTTGATAATGCATGGGAGTGGTATACTAGTGGACCACGGCAAAGGCTTCAACCAGGAGGTCGTATTGTTTTAGTTATGACTCGTTGGAGTACAAAAGATCTTACACAAAAATTAATTAACGCTCAGAAAAATGAAAACGCAGATCAATGGGAAGTTATAGAATTTCCAGCAATCTTACCTACAGGTAAACCGGTCTGGCCTGAATACTGGAAGCTCGAGGATCTTGAATCTGTAAAGGCATCTGCGGGTGTTGCAAAGTGGAACGCGCAATACATGCAAAACCCAACTTCAGAAGAAGGAGCTTTGATCAAAAGAGAATGGTGGAAAAATTGGGAGCTCGAACACATGCCTGTTATTGAACACACTATTCAAAGTTACGATACTGCATATTTAAAAAAAGAAACAGCCGACTACAGCGCGATTACAACCTGGGGAGTTTTTCGTCCAAACGAAGATGCTGGTCCACAAATAATATTATTAGACTCATACAAAGAACGATTAGAATTTCCAGAGTTACGTCGTGTTGCATTAGAACAATATAAATATTGGAATCCAGATACTGTTATTATTGAAGCTAAAGCATCCGGTCTACCTTTGATGTATGAACTTAGACAGATGGGAATACCTGCAGTAAATTTTACACCTAGTAAAGGTCAAGATAAAATTGCTAGAGTCAATGCAGTTTCCCCTATGTTTGAAGCTGGACAAGTATGGGCTCCTTTAGATCAAGAGTTTGCTCAAGAAATGGTAGAAGAAGTTGCTGCTTTTCCATATGGAGATCATGATGACTTAGTGGATTCTATGACTCAAGCGTTAATGAGATTTAGACAAGGAGGGTTGATAAGACACCCAGAAGACTATAAAGATGAAGATCAACCTAAACGAAAAAAGAAATTTTATTGGTAATGAAAAAGAATCCTACATTAGTTAGAAACATGAAGCATGTTAAATTTGATCAGATACCACCATTAAGTGGCCCTGATCCTCGAGGCTTGATTAATCCCACAAAACAAGTTAAACCTAATCAATTGGAGAAAATAAATGGCAGACATAGACAAAGCATTAACCGAAATAAGAAAATCGGTTGAGATACCAGGGCCCGAGGAACAAGTAGAGGCTACTGAAGAAATTAAAGAATCATTACCAGACGCTGGTGAAACAGAGATTACCCCGACAGAAGATGGCGGAGTAGAAATTAATTTTGAACCTGGAGCATTTAACCAAGCGCAAAGTGAAAACCACTTTGATAATTTAGCTGAGTTACTACCAGAGGATGTGTTAGGTCCTTTAGGTTCAGAGTTAAATCAAAACTACATGGACTACAAAGAGTCTCGTAAAGAATGGGAACACACTTACATAACAGGTTTAGATCTGTTAGGATTTAAATATGAAGATAGAACAGAACCTTTTTCAGGTGCAGCTGGTGCAACTCATCCGGTACTTGCGGAAGCAGTTACGCAATTTCAAGCGTTGGCATATAAAGAATTATTACCGGCTGATGGGCCTGTAAGAACTCAAATCATGGGAGCACCAAGTGCTGAAAAAGAAATGCAATCAACTAGAGTAAAAGATTTTATGAACTATCAGTTGATGGATCAAATGAAAGAATACGAACCTGAGTTTGATCAATTATTATTTTATTTACCACTTGCAGGATCTGCATTTAAAAAAGTTTATTATGATGATTTATTAGGTAGAGCAGTTTCTAAATTTGTACCCGCAGAAGATTTAGTGGTACCTTATACTGCAACATCTCTTGAAGATGCAACGGCCGTTGTTCATCGTATAAAAATGAAAGGCAACGATTTAAGAAAACAAATGGTTGGTGGATTTTA